GATGAAGCTCATACCTTCCAAGCAAAGTCATTAACAACTATTATGCATAAACTCGAAGATTGCGAATTCCGTCATGGATTTACTGGTACTCTAAAGTCTGCTGAAAGTAAAACTCATAGGTTAGTACTCGAAGGTTGTTTCGGAGAAGTAAAAAGAATCGTATCTACAAAGAAATTAATGGACGAAGGTACGGTTGCAGATTTTGAAGTAAAGGCTATTGTATTGAATCACAGTAACGAAGCGAAGGCTGCGTTTAAAAAGGCAATGGGACAAGTAAAGGAATCCGTTAAGAAGTGGCCTGCTGAACGTGAATTCATAGTGAATCATACAGGTAGAAACAATTTTATTAAGAACCTTGTACATTCTCTGAAAGATCAGAATAACTTGATTCTATTTGACTTGGTTGAGAAACATGGTAAAGTACTTGCTCCTCTATTAGTAAAAGAAGGACGTGAACTACATTTTATTTACGGTGCAACAAAAGGAGAAGAACGTGAACGCATTCGACATTTGGTTGAGAACGACCCCGATAAGAAACATGATATACTCGCATCCTATGGAGTTTTTAGTACTGGTGTTAATATTAAACGACTTGATAATGTAATCTTTGCTTCTTCGAGTAAATCTGAGATTAAAGTATTACAATCAATTGGTAGAAGTTTGCGTAAAGCTGAGGACTCGCAGAAAGCGGTCCTCTATGATATCGCTGATGATTTGTCGGTGGGAAGTTACGAAAACTATACATTAAAACATTTTAAGTCGAGAATCGAAATCTACTCTTCAGAGGAGTTTGCATTTAAGATCTTTACAATTGATATCTAATCATACTATATACCTTAAAGCCGATAGTCTTATTATACAAGGACTTTCAGCTAATGTCAATAGTTTTTTTCAAATTAATGAAAATAAATTTAAACCATTGACAAGTAAGAGTAAATAGATTATAATAACTACAATATTTAAACAAAGGAGTTTGTATTTGAAATGGCTAAGAAAAAGAACTACGTAAACAATAAAGATCTCCTTGCCGCATTAATCGAATATAAGAGTAAGTGCGTCGAGGCAGAAGAAAGTGGAGAGAAGAATCCACAAGTGCCTGATTACATCGGCAAGTGCATTATGTTGATTGCACAACGATTATCAACGCGACCAAATTTTAGTGGATATATGTATAAGGAGGAAATGGTCTCAGACGGAATTGAGAACTGTCTACAATATATACATAACTTTAATCCAGAGAAATCTCAAAACCCATTTGCATATTTTACGCAAATCATTTGGTATGCATTCCTACGCAGAATCTCGAAAGAGAAGAAGCAGATGTATATTAAATTTAAAGCATCACAAAGACAAACGCTTGAGAACGAAGTATTTGATTCTACTGGTGAAGCTGTAACTGCTAACATCTTACCTGACTATATTAATGAATTCATTGATGATTTTGAAGGTAAACTTAAAAAGGCAAAAGAAAAGAACGCTGCTGACGCAGAAGAAAAGAAGAACAACGCAGCTGAGTAAAAGTTATGTTAGATTATGATAACCCATTTGATTGGAAGAAACCTTCTATTCAAATCGTAGGTAAATGGCAACCCTGGCATATAGGTCATACAAATTTATTTAAAAAGGCCTTGACATTCACAGGACAAGTTGTTATAATAGTCAAAGAAGTATATAAATCGGAAGGAGAAGACGCTCCATTCGGTGAGATAGATGTTATCAATTCTATAACGATAGCACTAGAAAGAGAAGGCTTCTATGATGGACAGCATTATGTTATAGTATGTACTCCAAATATTGTTGGGTCCCTCAACGGACTTGGTAATGGAATATCTAACTATGATATGAAACCGTCTGAAGATTATATTATGTCAAGTGAAATTAGACAAACATTGAGAGAAGAAGGTAAATTATGAAATTAGTATCTACAAAGGATCCAATTCTATTTAAAGAATTACAAGATGTCGACATCAAAAATCCACAGATTGATTTAAAGCAAACCAAGGAAGATATGGTAGAGCTAATGGTCTCCAAAAGAGGTCTAGGGTTATCTGCTTCTCAAGTTGGTATTGATTATAAAGTGTTTGTGATTGGTGAAGACAAAGAGAATACAATGATGTTCGTTAATCCTAAAGTCCTATCTGTCTCGGAAGAAACAGAACTCGACTTTGAAGGATGTCTTACCTACCCTGATGTGTTTCTCAAAATGCATCGACCAACATCCGTTGAAGCTTCGTGGTATGATGAAGATGGTAATCCACAAACCGGAAACTTTGAAGGTTATACCGCAAGATGTTTCTTACATGAATTTGACCACCTACATGGAGTTGTATTTTCTCAGAAAGTATCTCGACTCAAATGGGATAGGGCATTAAAGAAGAAGCAAAAAATTACAAAACAAAGAAAACAATTGACAGCTTATATGGCAAACGCTCAAGCAGCAATAGACAACGCAAAAGCCGAACAAGAACAAGCTGCCACCCAGGAGTAATATGAAGATCGCGATCGTTACCGATATTCACATCGGTGTCCGTGGAGATAGCAAAGTATTCCACGAAGTTCAAAGAAAGTTTTTCGAAGAAGTATTCTTTCCATATATTGATGAACATGGTATCACAACTGTGTTTGATCTTGGAGATAC